GGTATAGGGCTCGCGCACGATCGGCATCCACGCGCCCGACCCAGCGGGCGACGTGGAGCCCCCGCCGGGCGCGAACACCGCGCGTAACTGCGATCGCAGCGTCGCGAACAGCGCCACCGCTTAGGCGTCGCCCTTCGACCGCCCCGTCCCGACCGTGACCGTCGTCCCGGACGGCGCCGGCCAGGCGGTCGCCGTCAGGTACTTCACCGCGTTGGCGTTCGCTTTCGCCCAGTTGATGAACCGCTCTGCGCGCAGGCCGATCGTGTTGGTCTGCCAGAGCGAGACGTACACCGTGGTCGCATCGGCCGGCGAGGCCGGCGCGCTGTCCATCTGCAAGGACGCTTCCTGCGACGCATCGATCGACACGCCGCCATCGTCGGCGTAGAGGATCTGATTCGGCTGGAGCGCGATCACGTTCGTGCCCGCCGCCTGGCTGGTGATGAACGTGAGCCCCTTGTAGCTGCCGCCACCGACCGTGATGCCGGGGAACTCGGGCGATCCGTCCAGGTTCGACCGGAACGTCAGTGAGAGCGCATTGGCCGCGCTCATGATGAACGTCACGCCCGCGACGCTGATGTTGTTGGTCGCGAAGTGATTGATCAGCCCGAGGATGTCGGCGACCGGATTGGTCGTCGCCGCCGCCGTGGGCGCCCCGTTCGTGCTCGACGCCGGATTGACGCCCGTGACCGCGGCCACGGCGGGATCGATGAACTGGCTATCGAGGAACTGCGCGATCCCCGCGATCATGTCCTGACGGACGAGCGCCTCGGCGCTGGGGTTCGACAGCATCACGAGCTCCTTTGTGAGCACGATGATGCCGGCCGCCTTCGAGACGCCGAGCGACGTCGAACTGAACGCCAGCTTGGTCACCGGCTTCGGCTTCGCCTCGCCCACCCACCCGTACGTGCCGCCCGCGGTCTGCGTCGGCACTTTCGTGTTGAACGGGACATTGCGGAGGCCGGGAATCTTGCCGAGAATCGTCGCGGGCCGCAGCAGTTCGATGAACTCGTTGGAGATGTTCTGGTTGACGAGCGGCAGCGCCCAGGTCGAGTCGGTCGTGGTGCCCGGCGCCACCGCGGCCTTGAGGTACAGCGCCACTTCCGGCGTCGAGTCGGCCCACCGCTTTTCGGCGTACTCGACGGCGTCGCGGACGTTGCCCTTGCAGACCAACTGCGCGCAGGCGGCGCGGACGAAGGCCGTCCCCAGCGGCACATTCGCCCGCACCGAGATCGACGGGTACGACGGCTTGAGGGCCGGCGTCACCGGGACCGGGACCGCGGCCGTAATCTGGAGCTTCTCGTGCTCGCGCCAGCGGGCGAGGTCGGCGTCGATGGACTTGACCTGGATGGCCAGCCCATCGTGCTCCTCGGCCTTGTCGGGTTCGAGCGTCGTGTTCTCGCCGGCCGCGGTTTCCATGATCTCGGTCATCGTCGCGGCCAGGGCCGCGCGCTTGTTTTCCAGGTTCTGAATGTGTTCGGCCGTGGTCGGTTTCATAGCTGGCGCCCCCTTTGAGCGCGGAAAAGCGAGGGATTTGACCGAGAGGATCGTGGCGTTGGCGTTCGCCGGGATCGTCACCAGCGACACTTCGCAGATTTCGGTACGGAGAATTTTGCGGGCGCCGGATTTCAGATACTCGACGCCCTCGGCGACGAACCGATGCCCGATCGAGACGCCCGTGATCACGCCGGCCTTGACCGACTGCCAGGCTTCATCGACCCGCGCCTTGAGCGGCCCGGCCTCGTCCACCACCGGAATGACGGCGTCGAAGAGAATCCCCTCGCGGGTCGCGGTGAGCGTCACCGAGCCGATCGGTTGCTTCGGGTCGTGATGAAACAGGAGGGGTAGCGGGTTGCGAAACCTGACGCCGGACGGATCGACGATGTCGCCCTGGCGGTCGAGCTCCGGCGTCGAGGCGATCCCGCTAAAGCGCCGGCTCGTCGGCTGGACGGACTTAATTTCGAGCAGGCTGTACGCGCGGTCCACGGCGAGTCATGGAAGCACCCGCTTCCATAACTCGCCTATAAATCAATACGGAAAATCGCTTAGGCGAAGCTCCAGACTCGCGCCAACTGCGCGAGCCACAGCAAGAGCCCAATCACCACGACCGCCCGAATCACGATCCGGAAGGGCTGCGGCATCGGCACGTACGTCTCGAGCAGATAGACGAGCAGGCCCAAGATCCCGAGGACGACGACGACCGAGATCACCGTGGAAATCATCGGAACCTCCATAACTTTAGGTGTGACAGACCGTGTCACACCTTCTCCTTCGGCTTGCACGCTTGCTCGACGACGCGCCGGAGCCAGGTGGCGAGCGGCACCCGCGCCCGCGCCGCTTCCTGCGCCGTCCGGTCATACGACTTCGGCGCCAGGCGGAAACTCACCGGGACCATCGAGTCCGCGATCCGTGGCCGGCCGCGAGCCTTCATCCGACCACCAGCATTTGGTAACTCGGGGTGGTCGTCTTCGCCTGCCGGTTCATCAGATCGACGGCCATAATGAGCGCGACGACGCCGTCAATGCGTTCGGTCGATTTCGTCTTAGATGGCTTCAGGTTGCCCGCTGGGTCGCCCTCGACGGCGACGTTGCTGACGTTCCAGCGTAAGACGGGGTGTCCGTCGTGTCGCAAGCGGTGGCCTAAAATCGCCTGCTCGAGTGACTTCGTCGGCGCCGAGAGTGAGGCGAAGCCCTGGCGCATCGAGACACAGAGCAGCCCGTCCTGCTGCTGGAGGCGTGTGACCAGGTCTGTGGCATTCCACGGGTCGAAGCCGATCATCTGGAGCGAGAATTCCGCGGCCCAGCTCTGGAGCACCGTCCGGATGGCTTCGTAATCGACGACCGCGCCGGGCGTGGCGTTCAGGACGCCGTGCCGGGTCCACTCGTCGTACGGGACGTGGTCGCGGCGGCTGCGCTCGCCGATCCGGGCGGCCGGCACGAAGAACTGCGCCAAAACATCGAAGCCGGTCTCGTCGGGGAAGACGGCGACCAGCGCCGTGAGGTCGGTCGTCGTGCTCAAGTCCATCCCGACGTAGCACCGGCGGCCTTTCAGGTCGGCACGCGGCGTCTGGCAGGCGTCCCAGGTGGGCATCTGGATCCAGCGGGACGCCTGCTCCGTCCACTGGTTCAAGTACAGCCGGCGGAAGTTGTTCTCCTGGGCGGGGATCTCCTTCGCCCGCGCCGCCATCGTCTGCATCTCCTCGAGCGAGCGGAAATCGCCGAGCGCCGGGTTCGCCTTCTGCCAGACGCGCCGCTTCGTCCAGTCGGCGTCCTCGGGCGCCTCGTAGAGGATCGGGAGAAACGACGGATCGATCTCGGGCTTCTCCTGGACCTTCTTCGCGTGTGAATAGAGCTCCCAGAGAATCGAATGGCGATCGTAGCCCGCGGTGGAAATGACCAGCAGGAGCGGTTGCTTGCGGGCGGCCATCGACGTGGAGAGCACGTCATACAGCCGCCGATCCGGCGCCGCGTGGAGCTCGTCGTAAATCACCATCGAGGCGTTGAACCCGTGCTTACTGTACGCCTCGGCCGAGATCGCGCGATACACGCTCCCACTCGCTTGATGCTCAATGCGCTTCTTCGACTCGACGATGTAGCACGCCGCAGAAAGTTGTGGATCGTTTCGGAGCATCTGGGCCGCGACGCCGAAGACCAGACCCGCCTGGTCCCGATCCGCCGCGGCGGAGTAGACTTCGCCGCCCGTTTCCCCGTCAGCGAGCAGGCCGTACAGGGCAATCGCCGCGGCGAGCTCGGTCTTGCCGTTCTTTCGCGGCAGCATCAGTAGGCACGTCCGGTACTGGCGCAGTCCGTCCCGGCGTTTCTTGAAAATCTGCTTCACGATCCGCTGTTGCCACGGCCGCAGGTGAAACGTCTGGCGGGCAAACTCCCCCTTGGTATGCGTCAGCCGGTTGATGAAGGCGATCGGCTCTTGCGGGGGCTCCGGCGGCCCCAAGGCGACCGCGTGGTACGAGGGTGTGTTCCGGTTGTACGTGCCTCGCCGGTCCTTTCGCTCCAAGATGGGGACGGCGTCAGGCATCAGTTAGACCCCCATAAGGTTCTGTTTGTGGCCGGGGTGGTTTCCGAGAGTGTCACTTTTTAACTTTTGCACTCCCCCCATCGACACTCCGGCAACATCGCGCGATCCCGCGCCGACCAGTAACAGGACCGCGGCTGATCACGCGATGGACACGCATACCCGCTTGGATAATCGACGTCGAGCGCCTTG